CCGGCTGGGCGCCCCTGCGGCCGTCCACGATCGAGATCAAGCGCCGCCGCCGCTACCCGCAGCCGGAGTCGATCCTGTACGGCACCGGGAAGCTGATGTTCTCCCTCACCGGCCACACCGAACACACCGTGTTCGACGTCGGCCCGGAGGAGATCACGATGGGTACGACGCTGCCCTACGCCATGTACCACCAGGTCGGGCCGCGCACCATCCGCGTGTTCGGGCGCGGCACCGCCACGCTGCCGCAACGCAAGGTCATCGACATCACCGCGGCCGACCGGGCGCGGTGGGCCGCGATCCTGCAGTCGTGCCTGATGGGGCGGGCCGGTGCCGCGGCGGCCGTCTCCACGGCGATGCTGTGACCGGCCCCGTCTATGAGCCGATCCCGCCGGGGTCGCCGTCGCCGTTGGGGCCGTTCGTCGGGCCCCCGCAGGTCCGCGGCGCCGTGCTGCGCACCCTCGCGCGGTGGGGGCCGTTCTACGTCGCGGAGGCCGCCCGGCAGACCGGGCTCGAGCTCCCCGGCTTCAACGACTGGGTCAATGAGCCGATGGAGTCCCCGGAGACCGTCGGGGAGGCCCCCCGCTACGTCGTGGCGGTGCCCGGCACGTTCGGGCTGCCCGAACGGCACGGCAACGGCATGGTGCGGGCCGCCTGGGATGTGCAGATCGCCTGCTGGATGTGGGGCCAGCACTACCAGGAGACCCAGGACCGGCTCACCACGTACGCGGTCGCGTTGCGGCAGCTGATGATTCAGCAGCCCTCGCTGGGCGGGTTCGCCGAAGCCACCACGTGGCGCGCGGAGCGCTACGCGGAGGTGGCCGCCGCGTCCTACCGGACGTGGGGGCAGGCCAACCTGCAGTTCGCCGTCACCGTGCGCGAGGTCGTCAACGCGTTCGCCGGGCCCCGGGACGTCCCCGACGACCCGACCCGGCCGCCGGTCCCGGATCCCCCGGTCACCGGAACCCGTATCGAGGTCCGGGCGCAACCGCCCGCATAGCCAAGGAGGGATCGTCCGTGCGCGTCACGAACGGCACCAACCACGACGTCGACTTGGACAACGGGCGGATCCTGCCGGCCGGCGGCCGCCCCGTGGACGTCCAGGAGACCGACTACATCAAGGAGCTGCTGGACGCCGGGCTGCTCCGCGACGCCAGCGAACAGCACGCCCCCGCCACCGACAACGCCGCGCAGATCGCCGCCGCCGCCGACCACCCCGCCCCGCCCCCCACGGTGGTGGCGCCCGGGATCGTGGAGGTGGCGCCGGTACCCGACATCGCCCCCGCCGACGCGGAGGACGACGCGGAGGACGACGCGGCCGCGGAACCGCCGCAGCCCTCGCCCGCCCCGCCCTCGCCCGCCCCGGCCGCGAGCAGCTCCCCCGCCCCGGCCCCCGCCACGTCCGCCAACCCGGCCACCGCCGCCAACCCGCAGGAGAGCTGACCCATGACCGCCCCCGGCATCACCGTCTCCACCCTGAACACCCCGCCGCCGGTCACGGTCGACTCCCCGACCGCCGCCTGGTTCGTCACCGGCATCTGCTCGCGCGGCCCGATCGGCCAGGCCATCCCCGTGCGGTCGATGGCCGACTACCAGCTCAAGTGCGGCGGCCGCTCCGGCGGCGCCTCGCTCTACGACGCCCTGGACCTGTTCTTCCGCGACGGCGGCACCCTCGCCTGGGTGTCCCGGGTCGCGGGGACGGCCGCCCTGCCCGGCACCCTCGCCCTCAAGGACGGCGCCACCACCCCGCTCACCACCCTCAACGTCACCGCCAACTCCCCCGGCGTGTGGGGCAACGGCGTCACCGTGCAGGTGCTCGCCGGGACCGCCCTCAACTCCAGGATCCTGGTGATCGCCCTCAACGGGGTCGCCGTCGAACAGTCCCCGCCGCTGTTCTCCCCCGCCGACGCCGTGGCCTGGTCCGCCCAGTCCAACTACGTCACCATCACCGACGCCGGATCCACGACCGCCGCCCCGAACAACCTGCCCGCGGTCGCCGCGGCCGCCCCGCTCGCCGGCGGCGCCGACGACGCCGCCTCCATCACCGAAGCCACCTGGACCGCGGCCCTGACCGCGTTCCCGTCCGACCTGGGGCCCGGCCAGCTGTCCGCGCCCGGCCGCACCACCGACGCCGCCCACGTGGCGCTGCTCGCCGCCGCCACCGCCACCAACCGCACCGCCCTCATGGACGCCCTGGACACCGGGAACGCCGCCACCCTGATCTCCGCCGCGGCCGCCGCGATCGTCGGCGGCGACGCCTCCCGCGGCGCCCTGTTCGCCGGATGGGTCACCATCCCCGGCGCGCAGTCCGCGGGCAGCTCCCTCCCGGCGCCGAACCGGTCCGCCCCGCCGTCCGCGCTCGCCGCCGCGAAGATCGCCGCCGCGGACATCAAGTACCAGCACCCGAACGTGGCCGCCGCCGGGCCCCAGGACGGCGCGAGCAGCTACGCACTGGGGGTGTCGCAGACCTTCACCGACGCCGACCGCGGCAGCCTCAACGCCGCCGGCGTCAACGTCATCCGGTCGATCTCCGCGGTGGTGCAGGTCTACGGGTTCCGCTCCCTGTCGACCGACCAGCAGTGGGTGCAGCTGGGCTGGTGCCGGCTGCGCATGGCGATCCAGGACGAAGGGCAGACCATCGCCGCCGCCGTCGCCGAATTCGCCACCATCGACGCCAAGGGCCACCTGCTGGGCCAGCTCAACGGCCACCTGCAGGGCATGCTCCAGAAGTACTGGCAACTGGGCGCGCTCTACGGCGCCAACGCCACCGACAGCTTCGCCGTCGACACCAGCGCCGCCGTCAACACCATCGCGACTGCGCAGGCCGGGCTGGTCGTCGCCGTCATCAGCATCAAGCGCTCCAGCTTCGCCGAGTTCACCCAAATCAATATCGTCAACGTGCCGCTCGCTCAGGCGCTCTGACCTGGTGTTTTCCACTATGTCGGAAGTATCGTCCGGTATGATCGGACGATGCCCGGTCGTCACGCCCCCGCCCCCGTCCGGTTCGCCGAGAAGCTCGAGCCGACCGCCCCTGGCGGCTGCCTCATGTGGACCGCGTGCACCAACGAATACGGCTACGGCGTGTTCCACTTACGGAAGGGCGGGAGCATCCAGGCGCACATCTACGCCTGGATGCTCGCCCACGACGGCGCCCGCCCGCCGGCGGGGATGACCCTGGACCATTCCTGCCACGACCCGAAGGCCTGCCCCGGCGGACGCACCTGCCCGCACCGCCGGTGCTGCGAGCCGACACACCTGGTCGTCAAGACTCGCGGCGCCAACGCGCTCGCCGGCAACAGTCAAGCCGCGCTGAACAAGGCCAAGACCCGCTGTCCGGCCAAGCACCCGTACGACGACGTGAACACCGGTTACTCAGGCGGTCGGCGCCACTGCCGGACCTGCAAGCGAGAACGGGCCCAGGCCAAGAGGCTCGGCATCACGCTGGCCGAGCTGCGGGAGCGCTACGCCTCCGCGGCCTAACTTCCCTGGCACCCCACCAGCCCCCGGCCGATCTGCCCTGGCCGGGGGCTTTCTGATGCCCGGCCCCGGCGGCGCGGGCCCGAACCGGAGGTATCGGACAATTAGCACCGAACAGCAATTCCTGATCACCGCGAAGGTCGGCGACCGCGACCTGGGGATCTGGGACAAGATGACCGGCGGCGACGTCACGGTGGCCGCGGCCAAGCACCGCGCGGGCGGTATGGGGCCGGAGAAGTCTTACCGGACCATGCCGACCTACGCCGACGTGGTGATCACGCGCGCGCTCGAGCGGGAACGGGACTGGGAGCAGCTGCGGTGGCTGCAGGACCGCGCCGGTACGCAGCGGATGACGGTGAACAAGCAGCCCCTGGACGACGACGGGAACGCCTGGGGGACCCCCATGGTGTACGCGGGTCGGTTGGGGCCGGTGAAGGGCGGCGGCGCGGACTCCGGCTCCAACAACGTCGCCACCTACGAGGTCACCATGTTCTGCGAGACCAGGAGCTAAAGCCCAGCTCCGCCCCCGTGATGTTCGCGGCCCCGGCCCGGCGGTCCGGCCGGTCGGGGCCGCTGCACGTTCGCCCCCACACGCCCCTTTCCTGGAGTACCTATGCCCGAAACCGTTGAGGTCACCACCCCGCCTCCGGCCGCGTCCGGCGGCGGAGCGCACGCTGCCGACGACTCGCGGTGGATCCCGCCGGAGGAGGCGCCGCCGCCGCCCGGGCCCGCGCTCGCCGGCGCGGAACCGGCCGCGGACCCCTCGCCGCTGGTGTCGCTGCGGGCGCAGCGCGCCAAGATCCAGTCCCGGCTCTACATCGACATCCGGGTGCCCCGCTACGGCGACGGCGACGGCGGGCCGCGTATCTACGTGCGGTACAACCCGCTCAACCCCTCCGACCACTCCGACCGCATCCAGAAGGCCCAGAAGGCCAAGAACAAGCCGAAGGACTGGATGACGCGGGAGAACGCGCAGATGCTGGTGTCGGCGTGCGTCGGGGTGTGGGCGTGGCAGGGCGACGACGACCCGATCGAGCTGCTCGAGCAGGCGGGCGACGACCCGGAGGCGCTCGCGCAGGTCCGCGGCCGTCAGCTGTCGCTGCGGGAGGGCGACCCGCATGGCGGGTGGACCCGGTTCGACCCGGACCTGGCCGACGCGCTGGGGCTGCCGGAGAACTGCGGGGCTCAGCGGGTCGTGCGGGCCCTGTACTTCACCGAAGGCGACCTGACGGCGTCGATGAACCGGCTGATGGCGTTCTCCGGGGTCGCCCTGGCCTCCGGGAACGAGGATTTTACCGGGTCCTGACCGTCGGGGCCGATCAGCCGGGCGCTTCCCCGGAGGCCAAGTTGATCGACACGGCGGCTCAGGCCGTGCTGCTGGGGTTCGGGGATCCGCTGCCGCTGCTCGCCCGCGGCCACTACTCCGGGGACTGGACGGTGACCCGGGCCGTCATCGACCGGGCGGCCCGGTTGCAGGGCGAGATCCGATCCAAGGAGCTGGACTCCCTGGCCCGCGCCATCGGTGCGGAGGTCGGTAACCGGCTGGCGAAGCTGTTCAGCGCGTGAACGACGGGGGGTGAGACCCCCCGTGGACCTGATCGAGACGATCGGCGCCCGCATGGTGCTGGTGGGGGCCCGCGAGTATCAGGCGAGCCTCAAGGGGGTGCAGGAGCAGCACGCCGCCCTCAACAAGGAGGTGCAGGCGGGCAAGGTCCCGTCCGAGGAGCTCAACGCGGCGACGGTGTCGCTGCAGGCCGCTCAGGACAAGCTCGCCGCGTCGACCAAGGCCGCGGTCACTGCCGAACACGAATATCAGGCGGCGCTGCGCGAGGCGCAGGCCGCCGCGGTCGCCGACAGCGAGTCCGCCACGACCGCGGAGGCGGCCAAGTCCCGCGAGGCGACGGCCCGGCTCGAGGCCGCCGCCGCGGCCCGCGAGGCGGCCCTGGTGGAGATGCGGGCCGATCAGGAGACCGCCGTCGCCGCGAAGGTCTCCGCCGATGAGGTGGAGGTCGCGGAGGGCCGCAAGGTCGCCGCGGCGGAGGGCGCGTCGGGGACGTTGAAGATGGTCGGCTGGGGCGCCGTCGCGGTCGCCGCGGTCGTCGCCGGCGCGAGCGTGAAGATGGCGGGCGACTTCGAGCAGTCGACCGAACGTCTGGTGACCTCCGCGGGCGAGACGAACGACAACCTGGACATGGTCCGCCGGGGCATCCTGGGGATGGCCGGGGAGGTCGGCTACTCCGCGGAGGACCTGTCCGCGGCGATGTATAAGGTGGAGTCCGGCGGCCGGCACGGCGCCGAGGGCCTGGACGTGCTCAAAGCCGCGGCGCAGGGCGCGAAGACGGAGAACGCCGACCTGACGGTGGTCGCCGACGTGGTGACGTCGGTGCTGCAGGACTACCACCTCAAGGGCTCCGACGCCGCGGACGTCACCTCCAAGCTGGTCGCCGCGACCGCGTCCGGTAAGACCTCTTTCGAGGAGCTGTCCGGGGCGATGGCGGCCGTGCTGCCCCGCGCGAGCGCCGCGCACGTCTCCCTGGACGACATCCTGGGCGACCTGGCGTCAATGACCGTGCACGGCATGTCGGCGCAGCAGGCGTCGCAGAACCTCGCCGACGCGATCCAGCACATGCAGGCCCCCACGTCGGTGCAGTCCAAGGAGCTGGCGCTGCTGGGCATCAACGCTCAGCAGCTCTCCGACGACCTGGGCACCAAGGGCCTGTCCGGGACGATCCACGAGATCACCGACGCGATCGCCAAGAACATGGGGCCCGGCGCGTCCAAGGTCATCCTCGACATGTCGTCGGCGCTCAAGGGCCTCGACCCGGCAGTGCGCGACCTCGGTCAGAAGCTGATGGACGGCTCCATCAGCCAGGCCGCCTACAACAAGGCGGCCAAGGGCCTCGACCCGATCCTCGCTGGTCAGGCCGGTCAGTTCGCGACGCTCGCGAAGAGCACGCACCAGATCGGCAACACCCAGATGTCCGGCCAGGAGGTCATGCAGTCCTACTCCAAGGCGCTGCGCGACGCGATGGGCGACGCGACCGGCCTGAACGTCGCCCTGATGCTCACCGGGGAGAACAGCGACATCACCTCCACGGCCATCGGCAACGTCCGGGACGCCACCAAGGAGGCGGACGGCTCCGTGCGGGGCTGGTCCGACATCCAGGGCACCTTCAACACCCGGCTCTCGCAGGCCAAGGACGGCATGGGCGCCCTGGCCATCCAGATCGGTACCTACCTGCTGCCGCCGCTGACCGCGGTGCTGGGGTGGATCGCGTCCGGCGCGCAGTGGCTCTCCCAGCACAAGGACGCCGCGATGGCGCTGGCCATCGTCATCGGGGTGGTGCTGGTCGCGGGGCTCGCCGCGGCGGCCGTGGCCTTGTGGTCGATGGTCCCGGCCGCGGTGACCGCGTCCGTGGCGCTGTTCGGCATCGAGGCTCCGCTGCTGCTCATCATCGGCGTCATCGCCCTGGTCGTGGGCGTCATCGGGTTCGCCGTGTTCGAGATAGTGCAGCACTGGCAGGGCATACTCGGATTCTTCAAAATGATCGGGGCGTGGTTCGCCGGACCATTCCTTACTCCGTTCAAGGCTATAGGTGCGTGGTTCGCCGGACCATTCGTCGATTTCTTCAAAATGATCGGCTCCGGCATCATGACGGCGTTCCGCGCCATAGCGACGGCGGCCGTCTGGTTGTGGCAGACGATCCTGCAGCCCGTTTTCAACGCGATCAGCCTTATTTTCCGGGTGTTCATCACCATCGTCATCACGGTGCTGGTGACGCCGATCGTGCTCGCGATCCGGGGCCTCGCCGCAATCTTCACGTGGTGGTGGCTGAACGTCACGGTGCCGGTATTCAACGGCATCCGCACCGTTATGGTCGCGGCCTGGAACTGGATCAACAGCAACGTCATTCAGCCGATCTGGCGTGGGCTGCAGTGGGTCGGGGCGCAGTTCGTCGCGCTCTATCAGAACTACGTGGTGCCTGCGTGGAACGGTATCCGCGCAGCCATCATGATTGCATGGTATTGGATTTACACCAACATCATTCTGCCGATCAATCTCGCGCTCCTGTTCATCGGTTCGCAATTCGTGAAGCTCTGGCAGAATTACGTGGTTCCGGCGTGGAACGGCATCCGGGACGCTATTCTGACGGCCTGGAACTGGATCAACGACCACGTCTTTCAGCCGATATGGCGCGGCATTCAGTGGCTGGGGGATCGGTTCTCCGATTTCTGGCACGGCGTCATCGTGCCCGTGTGGAACGGCATTTCCGACGCGATTCACACGGCCTGGACGTGGATCGATGAGCACGTGTTCACGCCGATCCACCAGGCGATCGACCGCATCAAGGACGCCTTCAACATCGCGAAGGACTACATCGGGGCCGTCTGGGACCAGGTGAAGGAGAAGCTCGCGACGCCCATCCACTGGGTGGTGGACCACGTCTACACCGACGGCATCAAGGCCGTCTGGGACCACGTCGCGGACTTCACCGGGCTGGGGCACCTGCCCGACGCCCCCCAGTTCGCCGGCGGCGGTGTGCTGGGCGGCTACTCGCCGGGGCAGGACTCCGTCCACGCCCTGCTCTCCCCCGGCGAGGCCGTGCTGGTGCCGGAGCTGACCGCCGCGATCGGTGCGGACCGCATCCTCGCGCTCAACGCCGCGTTCTCCAACGGGCGGGCGGGCACGGTGCTGGGGCCGCTCCCGGCCGGGCTCGCCGGCGGCGGCATCATCGCCTCCGCCCGCGCGCTCACCGACTCCCCCGCCCGGTTCGACGGCGGCGGGATCCTGGGCGGGCTGTCGTCGGTGTGGAACAGCGTGTCCGGCTGGGTCGGGGGTGTCGCGGGCGGGACGGCCGATTTCTTCTCCGACCCCATCGGCACCGCCAAGAAGTGGCTGAACGGCGTCATCGACGCCACCATCGGCGACCAGGCCATCAACACCCCGGTCGGGCAGATCGGCGCCGGAGTCCCCAAGCACGCCATCGACGGCCTGATGGACAAGGTGCAGAAGTGGTGGGACGACTTCAAGTCCGGGGTCGGCGCCATCGGCAGCATGATCGGCGGGGTCGCCGCGGGCGGCCCGCAGGTCACGGCCTGGGTGCTGCAGGCGCTGGCGATGATGGGGATGAGCCCGGCGCTCGCGCCCGGCGTGATCTCCCTCATCATGCACGAGTCCGGCGGCAACCCGAACGCGATCAACCTGTGGGACAGCAACGCGCAGGCCGGGCACCCCTCGCAGGGCCTCATGCAGACCATCCCGTCCACGTTCGCCGCCTACGTGCTGCCGTCGCTGGCGGGCCGCCCGATCACCGACCCGATCGCCAACATCACCGCCGGCGTTCGGTACGCGGTGGCCCGCTACGGCGAGGGAATGCTGATGGGGGGCGGCCGCCACGACTCCTCCGGCGGCTACATGGGCTACAGCGGCGGCGGGCTGGTGCTGGCGGAGCCGCGCGCGTCCGGCGGCCCCGTCGACGCCGGAGCGGCCTACCTGGTGGGCGAGCGCGGGCCGGAGCTGTTCGTCCCGGGCGCCTCCGGGCAGGTGTTCGACGCCGACACCACCGCCTCCGGGCTGTCCGGGCCCGGGCTGGGCGGCACGGTCGTCTACGTGCAGGAGGGGGCCGTGGTCGTGCACGGCGCGACCGACCCGCGCGCCACCTATGAGGCGGTCGTGCAGGGCATCGGTGACGCCGTCGCCCGCCGCTGACGTGCCAACGAAACCCGCCGTTCCGTTGGTGCGTGGCGTCGTCTCGCCAAGTCGCGTTGGGAGGTCGGGTGTCTGCTCCGGATCTGTGGGTGATCCCGGTGACCGCCGGGGGGGCGCCGCTGGGGTTCGGGCTGGTCGGTAACGGCAAGCTCGCGCAGTACAGCTCCGGCGCGCAGATCTGGACGGCGGTGGATCGCCCCAAGCGCAAGCCGCTGCTGGAGTTCACCGCCGACCAGCTGTGGCAGCTGGACCTGTCGCTGATCCTGGACGGGTCGGACACCGACACGTCGGTGGAGGCCGCCTGCACGCAGGTGGGGCGGTGGATCAAGCCGGACCCGGCGACCGGGGAGCCGCCGATCCTGTCGGTTCAGGGCCCGATCGACCAGCAGGGCGTGTCGCGGTGGGTGGCGTTCACGGTGGGGTTCTCCGACGCGGAGGACTCCGTGATCCGCCGCCGCGACGGCGCCCGGGTGCGTCAGGACCTCACCCTGACCCTGATCGAATACCCGGTGTCGGGGGCGAGCACCCCGGCCCAGCTGTCGACTCAGCTGACGTCGGTGCTCGCCGTGCTCGCGCAGTCCGGCACGTCGGTGCCCGATCAGCTGCAGACCCTGATCCAGCAGCTCCCCGCGCTGCTGTCGGGGGCGGCCCCGTCGCTGACGGCGTCGATCACCGGGCAGCTCGCCGCGTTCCTGGCGGCCGTCCCGTCCAACCCGGCCGGGGCGTCGGAGGTCGTCGCCGACGCGCTGCCGCAGCTCGCGCAGATCCTCCCGCTGCTGGGGGGCGGGCGCGGCTACGTGTGGCGCGACGGTGACACCCTGGAGCGGGTGGCGGCCCGGGAGCTGGGCGACTACCGCAAGGCCCGCGCGCTCGCGCAGCTCAACGGGCTCCGCGACGGCCGTTCCCTGGTCACCGGCGCCCGGATCCTGCTGCCGTGACGATCTGGACGGTGCCGGTTCCGCAGCACAACCGGGCGCTGGCGACGATGGACGGCTGCGATCCGCGGCAGATGACGGTGGTGGACTACTCGCGGCAGGTGTCGGCGTTCATCGGCGAGCAGCTGGTGTCGGCGAGCGTGGAGCTGTCGATGACGCAGGCGTCCACGCTGTCGCTGGGGTTCGATGATCCGCGCCGCGAGCTGCTGGACAATCCGCTGCTCTCGCAGGCCGTCACGATCGACAACGGGCTGGGGCGACGCTTCAAACTGGTCAAGGTCTCCAAGAGCAAGAACACGCTGACCGCGACCTATGAGGACGCCGCCATCGCCCGGCTGCGCACCTTCACCGGGCCGTACGCGGCGACGGCGGCGTGGACCCGCATCCAGTTCGCCGCCCAGCTGGGGAACCAGGCCGGGATCGACGTCATCACTCCGGCGGTGCAGTCGGTGGAGGCGGCTCTGGTGCCGCTCGCGCGGGGCAGCTCCGACGCCCCCGGGGAGGACTCCTGGACGTGTATGACCCGCATCGCCGGGGACGTCAAGTACGAATGTTTCTCCAATGGGCAGGGCATCGTGTTCGGCCCGGACGACTGGCTGCTGCACGGCGCCCCGGCCGCCCAGATCACCGAGCTCACCGCCGGGGTCGACTACGTGGACTGGGACATCGACGTCGGCAAGCCCGTGCAGACGGTGACGGTCTACAGCTACGCCTCGCAGTGGGACGCAGGCGTCGGCGAGCACGTGCGCCTGAACAACGCCGGCGTCGCCTCCGGGGACTACCTGGTGCAGAGCGTCAGTCGGGACCTGTTCCACACTCCGGTCACGGTCAAGCTGGTCGCGGAGGTCCCGCACATCGCCGAACCCAAACCGGACGCTTCGGGTGTTACGTGAGGAAAGGGGACGGACGGACGGAATGGGCGATATCAACGATCACCTGGGGTATGTGCTGAACCGGGACAAGACGCCGCCCCGGCGGACGTTCTCCGGCGGGCAGGCCGCCACCGTCGTGTCGGCGACCGCGAGCAGCATCCGCTTCACCATCGACGCCTACTCCCCGGACTGGGCGTTCGACGGGGCCCGCTGGCAGCCCGTGCCCGGGGCCGGGCTCCCCCCCGCCGGCACCCAGTGCCTGGTGATCTTCGCCCACGACGACATGGACCAGCCGTGGGTCGTCGCCTTCGCGAACTGGCCCGCCGCCTGAGCTCGAGGGGAGAGAACCCCGCATGGCTCCGCAGCACCTCGCGATCCCCTACAGCCTGGACGTGACCGGGTCCGCCGCGACCGTCGACCAGGACTCCGTGGCCGACGTCGCGCAGTGCCTACGCACCCTGCTGTCCACGCCGACGAACACCCGCGTCGAACAGTGGGAGTACGGCATCGCGGACCCGACGTTCGGGCAGCCCTCGCCGCCGCCGATCGTCGCCGCCATCAACCGGTGGGAGCCGCGCGCGGCAGGCGCCCACGTCACCGTCACCGTCGCCGCCGACGGGTCCTCCACCATCACCGCCCAGCTGCCTACGGAGGTGGGTCGATGACCTCGCCCGTGGCCGGGACCGGGGCCTACATCGCCCTGCCGGTCGACGTCGACCCCGACCAGCTCGCCGCCGACGCCATCGCCTACCTCGCCGCCCAGCAGCCCGGCTGGGTCGCCCGCGAGGGCCACCTGGAGGTGTGGCTGATCCGGGCGTTCGCCCGCATGTGCGCGCAGGTCGCCGACGTCGCCGCCCAGGTGCCGCTGGCGGTGTTCCAGTACTTCGGGCAGTCCCTGTTGGGGCTGCCGATGCTGGGCGGCTCCCCCGCCACCGTGCAGTCCACGTGGACGATGGTCGACACGGCCGGGTACACGATCCCCGCCGGAACCAACGTCGGGTTCCGCACCGCGGCCGGTTCCGTGGTGCTGTTCCGCACGGCCGCCGCCGTCACCGTCGCGCCCGGGCAGACCGCCACCGCCGCCGGGGCCGTCACCCTGCAGGCCGTCGACTCCGGCACCGCCCTCAACGGGCTCCCCGCCGGGCAGCTGGTGCTGGTCGACAACCTGTCGTTCGTGGCGTCGGTGTTCGCGATCGCCACCACCTCCGGCGGGGCGGACCCGGAGACGCAGGCCACCTACCTGAACCGGCTCTCCGACGAGCTGCAACTGCTCGCGCCACGCCCGATCCTGCCCGCGGACTTCGCCGCGCTCGCCCGGAATCAGCCCTACGTCGCCCGGGCGTGCGTGCTGGACGGCTACAACCCCGCCAACGGCACCGCCGGGAACGCCCGCATGGTGACGGTGGCCGCGGTCGACGCGGCCGGGAACGCCCTGAGCTCCGCGAACCAGGCCGCGCTCGCCGCCGCCCTGCAGGCCGCCCGGGAAGTCAACTTCATCGTCAACGTGGTGTCCCCGACCTACACGACCGTCAACATCAGCGCGCAGGTCGTCGCCCGGGCCGGGGCCGACCTGGCCGCCGTGTCGGCCGCCTGCCAGGCCGCGGTGACCGCGTTCCTGGCCCCCGCCACGTGGGGCGGCGACACCCAGCTGTGGGCCAACCAGCCCACGGTGCGGGTGCTCACGGTGGGCGGGGTCCTCTCCCAGGTCCCCGGGGTCGCGTACGTGACCGGCGTGCAGATCGCCGTCGGGGCCGGCGGCTACTCCCCGACCGACGGGCAGCTCCCCGGCGCGGTGCCGCTCCCGCTGCCCGGCGCGGTCAACGTGACCGTGCAGGCCGGGCAGTGATCACCCCGGACACCGCCCCGGCGGACGCGCTCGAGCTGTGGCGGTCGATGGCGCAGCTCGCCCGCGGCGACGACATCCGCGGCTACCCGCTGCTCACCTTGTGCACCGCGCTGACCCTGGGGCTCCAAGGCGTGGACGACCTGGCCCGCGACACCGCCGCCGGGCCGGGCTGGTCGCAGATCCTGGACGTCAACCGCGCCCCGGACGCCGCGCTGCCGTGGCTCGCGCAGTGGGTCGGGGCGCGCGTGGATCCGGCGCTGTCGCCGTCCGCGCAGCGGGCCGCGATCGCCGCCGAACCCGGGTTCGGCCGCGGCACCCCCGCCGCGATCGTCGCCGCCGCCCAGAAGTACCTGACCGGCGGTCAGGTGGTGCGGCTGGTCGAACGCGACCAGGGAGACCCCTACCTGCTGACGGTGCAGGTGTTCGGGCCGCAGGTCGGCGGCGCCTCGTATGGGTCGCTGTCGCAGAGCTACCCCACGTACGCGGACCTGCAGGGCGCGGCCGCGACCTACGCCGGGTACAGCGGCGGCCGCGATGAGCTCGCCTACGCCCTGCAAGCGGTCAAGCCCGCCGGGCTGGTCCTCAACCTGGTGTTCGCATCCGGGCAGCTGTACTCCGACCTGGCCGCCGGCTCCGCGAACTACAACGCCGTGCAGAGCGCCTATCCGACCTACGACGCCCTGACGAACAGCCCCCCCGGGTCGTGACGGCTGCCGCTCGCCGGTCCCCCTTGATCGAGAGGAGGCGCCGGTGAGCGCCACGACAACCCGTCTCGCGCTGCCCTACCCGACCGGCACGGACCCCGCGAACGTCCCGGCCGACATGCAGCGGCTGGCGAACGCCCTGGACGCCGCGTCGGCGGTGTTCGCGCAGAACACCGCCGCGAACCGCCCCGCCGCGAGCGTGTCGGGCCGGCTGTTCCTGGCGACCGACACCGGCGCGGTCTACTACGACACCGGGTCGGCGTGGATCCAGCTCAACCTCAACGCGGCCGCCGCCGTCACCACCAAGGGTGACCTGCTGGTGGCGTCCGGGGCGGGGGCGCTCGCCCGGCTGGGCGCGGGGTCGGACGGTCAGCTGCTGCAGGCACAGTCCGGCGCCACCAACGGGCTGCAGTGGGCGAACATCCTGGGGCTGCCCCTCGCGCTCGCCGGAGCCGCTGCGGCTACCCGGTTCGTCGGCGGCACCACCTCCGGCGCACCCACCACCGGCACCTTCGCCAAGGGTGACCTGGTCATCGACCAGGTGGGGCGCGTGTGGATCTGCACCGCCGCCGGGTCGCCCGGAACGTGGGTGGCGGACTACCAGAACGCTCTGGGCCAGTCCCTGACCCACACGGGCGCCCTGTCGGGCACCCAGTACGCGGGCGGCACCGTGTCCGGGCCGCCGACGTCGGGCACGTTCGCCAAGGGCGACTTCATCATCGCCCAGGACGGCGTGCCGTGGATCTGCACGGCCGCCGGGACGCCGGGCACGTGGCGCTCCCCCGCGATGGGTGCCGTAGGGCGGCTGCGGCGCACCTCCGGCAACCTCGCCACCGTCACCGCCAGCTCCAACAACAGCGTCGCCTCCGCCGCGTCGCTGGTGCGGCTCGCCGTGCCGGTGGTGTCCGGGCGGCTCTACCGGATCTCCGCCGAGGAGCTTCCCGTCATCCCCAACTCGGCGCCGTCGGGCCCGTTCGACCTCGAGTTCCACCTCCACGTCACCACGGACGGCTCTAACCCCACGACCAGCTCCACGTCGATCCTGCAGCACAACGCGACGTTCGCCGCTGCCGGGCTGGGCGTCCCCGACACGACGTCGCTGCGGACGCTCTACCCCGCCGCGTTCACCGGGACCCTGACGATCCTGATGACCGCGCTGATCCCCTCCTCCGTGGCGGGCGGTGTCACCTCCGCCAACGTCACCGCGAGCACCGGGAACCCGTTCGACCTGGTAGTGGAGGACCTGGGCGCCGACCCGGGCGCCACCGGCACCGTGTTCTAAGCGCTCGTTCCGAGCCTCGCCCAACCCCCCCTGATCGAACGGAGGTGGCGGCGGTGGCCGTCGCAACGTCACGCCTCGCGCTGCCGTACCCGGTCGCGACCGACCCGAACAACGTCCCCGGCGACATGGGCCGGCTCGCGAACGCCGTGGACGCGATCGCCGTCGTGTACGCGGAGGGCACCGCCGCCACCCGCCCGGCCGCCGCCATCGACGGCCGCATCTACCGCGCCACCGACACCGGCGCGCTCTACTACGACACCGGCTCCGCCTGGCTGCAGATCAACTTCAACACCGCCTCCCTGGTGACGGCCAAGGGCGACCTGCTCGCCGCCACCGGCTCCGGGGTGCTCGCCCGGCTGGGGGTCGGCTCCAACGGGCAGGTGCTGTCCGCGCAGTCCGGGCAGGCATCCGGGCTGCAGTGGGCCTCCGTGCTGGGGCTGCCGCTCGCATTGACCGGGGCGGCGGCCACGACCCGCTACGTCGGCGGCACCGCCTCCGGCGCGCCGAGCTCGGGCACGTTCGCCGTCGGGGACTTCGTGGTCACCGGCGACGGCCACGTGTGGATCTGCACGGCGGCGGGCAGCCCGGGAACCTGGATCGACGCCGGCGCCGCCACCAAGGGCCTCCCGGCCGCCCTCACCGGGGCGACCGCCGCGACCCGCTACGTCGGCGGCACCACCTCCGGCGCGCCGAGCTCCGGCACGTTCGCCAAGGGCGACTACGTGATCGGGCAGGACGGGTCGATCTCGTGGTGCACGGCGGCCGGGTCGCCGGGCACCTGGACGACGTTCTCCGCGTCCGCGAACGCGTCGGCGCTGTCGGCGATCCAGGCGGCCGCGTTCGGCGCGGCCGGACGCACCTACCCGCCGGTGTGCGCGCTGAACCTGTCCGCGGCCCGCGGGATCGGCGCCAACAACGACACGTTCATGGATGCGCAGTGGAGCGTGGTCAACGACCCGGACGGCATCTGGCACTCCGGCATCCAGCCCTCCGGCGGCTACATGCAGGTGCCCTACACCGGCCGCTACCGGGTGCGGCACCTGAGCCTGTGGGACGGCGCCTCCAACTGCCTGTTCGCCACCAAGATCCTGCTCAACGGCACGACGGTCACCGCCAACGCGATCGCCTCCGACATCGTGTACGTGGCGACGGGCGTGACCCCCACCGAGCCGTGGGAGCTGCGGGCCGATTTCTTCGAACGCCGCCTCACCGCCGGGGACAAGCTGTATTTCTCCGTGTGGGGCAACAACGGCGGCACCGTGGAGGCGTCGGCTTTCGGCGGTGTCCAGTCCCACGCCGCCCTGTACTGGATCGGCCCCAACTGAGCACTGACTACCCCGCCTCCCCTGGCTTCGGCGGCTCGACGCTAGAGGGGAGGGGCCGGTGCTGCTGCCCAAGTGGCTGGCGCAGCTGATCGTGGTGCTGGTCTGCATCGTGTGGGGGGCGAACTTCGTGCTGCAGTTCGCGCCCGGCCTGGACTGGCACCCCGACGCCAGCATCAACGGGATCTTCATGGGTGTCGTGGGCGGTGCGCTCGCGCTCGCCCGCAAGGCCAAACCCGCCGACCACGACGCCGACCACGACGACCGGGGGAAGGGCGAGCAGCCCGCGGGAGGCGACACCGCCGGCGGCGGCGGCGACGCGTCCCCGCCGGAGCCGCCCCCGCCACCGGAGACCCCCGCCCTTCCCCCGGAGATCCAGGCCGCCCTGGACGCCTACTACCGCCGCGAGAGCCAGCGCCGTCCAGCGGGCGAGCCGCCCCCACCGCCCCCTGCCGTGCGACCGCCCGGGACCGGCGCGCACCGCCGACGTCCCGCGGGCGACCCGCCCCCGGACCGCAGGCGAGGGGGTGGCAGGTGACCGCCTACACCATCAGCACGATCCTGTGGACGTTCGGCGGGATCATCGTCGGGTTCGTGATCGGGTTCGTGGTGCGGGGCATCGTCGTGCGCCGCGCACCGGCCGCCCTGGTCACGGAGGACGGGGTGGAGGCCCCGCTGCCCCCGCCGAGCTCGCCCGCGCCGCGCGCTACCCCGGCTCGCCTCGCGCGCATGGATGTGCTGCGGGCGGTGCTGGGTGTCGCGCTGCTGGTGCTGGTCGGCTACACGGTGTGGCAGCAGACCAGCGAGGCGACCTGTCAGCACGCCGCCAACCAAACGTTCCAGGCCGCGCTCGCGCTGCGCGCGGAGGCGGCGCGGCAGTCCAACGACGCGCAGCGGACCTTCCTGACCTCGCTGGCCCGCCCGGACGCCACCCCGGCGGACAAGGCCGCCGCGATGGCGCGCTACCTGGACGCGCTCAACGCGCAGGACGCCGCGCAGGCCGCCAACCCGCTGGTCGTGCGGGACTGCGGGGGATGAGGAGAGCGATGACCAGCACGACGACGGACCGCCGTCCCGGCTCCGGTCGGGTGTCGCCGCCCGCCCCGCCGCCGCGACGCTGGCGCCGGTGGCTGCGGATCCCCGGCATGACCCTGGTGGGGTTGACGCTGCTCGCCGCCGCGATCGCCCTCACCTCCGCCTACAAGGACGCCCACAACCGCGCGAGCGACGCCGAACAGAAGACGCAGACGGTCACCGTCGAACGCGACGCCACGGCCGCGCAGGCCGGGAACCTCGCCGATCAGGTGGCCGCCGCGTGCGCCGCCGGCGGAGCCCCCGCGCGGGCGCTGCACGCGGTGCCGCTCGCCGGCGGGGTCACGGTCGACGCCGGGCGGGAGGCGGCCCCCGTGCAGGCCTCCCCGATCGTGCAGGCGGTCGGCCCGTCCGAATCCGACATCGCCGCCGCGGTCGCCGCCTACCTGGCGGCGCACCCGCCCGCGTCCGGGCAGCCCTCCCTGGCCGACGTCACCACCGCCGTCGGGGACTACCTCGCCGCGCACCCGCCCGCCGGGCTGCCCCCGACCGCGGAGCAGGTGTACGCGGCCGTGTCGCAGTACCTCGCCACCCACCCGGCGACCGGCCCGCAGGGCCCACCCGGGCCGGGTGTCACCCAGGAGCAGATCGCCGCCGCGGTCGCCGACTACATGGCCGCCCACCCGGTCCCCGCCTGCCCGGCGGGCGAGCACCTGGGGCGGGTGACCTACGCGGATGCGCAGGTCGGGAGCGGGTGCGTCGCCGACGACCAGCCCGGGCCGCCCGCCCCACCCGCCACCACCACACCCGCCCCGCCCGCGGGCGACACCACCGCCCCACCCGCGGGCGCACCCGCGGGTGACGGCCAGACCTCACCCGCCACCAGCACGCCCGCCGCGCCGCCCGACGCC